TATGGGGAAAGTAAGAGTTGATGGACCAGTTATTTCTCCAGTAAATCCCCACTGTAGAATTAGGCCGCCGAAGTTTTTGCCGAAACAGATGTACCCATTCTGCTCCATCAAGCCGGTGATGCCGAGCTTGGCGTTAGTGAACTTGTTGCCTGACCACGTCACGTCAGAGCCGCTGGCTAGATTGCTGGCCAGTGTTGCCAGTGTGGCAAGGTTCGTTGCTGGAGCGGTCTTCCAATCGGATGTGCCCTTGTTCTGCTTCACTTCATTTGCCAGATTGCTGATGAGTGTCAGGAGTGTGGCCGTGTTTGTCGCCGGAGCCTTCGTGTCGTCGAGCGTGTACTGCTGATTCGGCAAAGCGTCCAAGGCGTTCTTCAATGCACGGATCGTAGCAGACGGCGCAGTCTTCCAGTCGCTTTCGCCAGTGATATTCTTGAGTCGGTTGCCGATTCCGGACAGCAGCACATCCACCAAGGCTGTATTGCCCGTCGGAGCATTTGCATCATTGACCGTGTAGTTCTTAACCTCAAGCGCCGCAAGATTCTTTTTCAATTCGCTCAGTGTGGCAGCCGGTGCGGCTTTCCAATCATTCTCGCCGGTAATGTTCTTAATGCGGTTGCCAATGCCCGAGAACAAGGTATCAGGAAGGCCAGTATTGCCGGTCGGCATCGTCGCATCATTAACGGTATACTGTTTGATGCTCAGCGCCTTCAGCTGGTCATTCAGGTACTTCTGCTTCCGGTCGGTGTCGTGCTGTAAACGGTTGAACATGCCTCGCGCTGGCGGCACGTTGCCGATGAATTCCCATCCGGTCAGGTAATTATCATCGGTAAAATCATAATTGATGTCACCATTCGCGCCCCATATCTTGTCGAAGTTCAGGTCCTTATCAGACATATATGATGCTCCCTTCTCTACAAATCAAGCAAGTCAGCAAAAACGCCTTGGTCAAATGTCTTGGCATTCTGCTGTCCAAGAAAACCGAAATAAGATTCTGTATCGTATGTTTCAATAGCATCTATACCTACACCAGCAGCACAGATAATCAGCTGGATGGATTTGATCAAGAGCAGTTCATTAGGTGATATGCTCTTGCCAATGCCAAGAATGACTTTTGCATTTCCTTCTTCATGCAGGATTACAGAGTCCGTGTTGAAAACTGTAGATACACTGTGCAAGATATCGTCTGCTGTTGCATAGGATGTATCCTTGAATACTTTCAGCCAAAGAACATTACGGTACCAATCGTCATCCAGATCTGTACTTTTCATCCATGTCTCATCATCATTTCTGAATCTGCCAACATCGAAGGTCTTTGTGTTTGCCTGTTCAGCAAAGCCAAAGAACTCAATCTGTATGGCATTGTCGATATGGCGAGACTGATTTACGATTGTCCCGATGTTGTCCAGCTGCACTCCTTCGCCTGTATCGATCCAACGCTTTTCTTTCAGGTCGAGCATTGTCTGATGCAGTAAATCAAATTCCGCGCCAAGTGTTTCCAATTCAGCATAGATGACCGGCTTATCCGCAAACTGAGCCAGCAGGTGCTCTTTCATGCGGTCCGTATGCATAGTAGATGGAGTCATGATACATTCACCTCGATACGGGCGGCATCAAAGACCGCTATCTGGCGTAGGCTGATATCAATGTTGTCCGTCCTATAAGTCCCTGCGGTATCGCCGGAGGTAGCGGTGAGACTGATATAGCCGACGCCTGGCGCGGCCTGGAATACAGCCGCAAAGTACCGTTGCAGGACAACATCCTCGCCCATCGTCTGTGCCTGCCCTTTTGCCAAGAGAGCTTTGGCGATGTCCGATGCAGCAGAAGGAGCCAGATCTCGATCTGGATTCTTGCTGACTGTCACCTTGAGCCAGATCTTGATTCGATCAGGACGATTAAAATGAATGGTATGCAGCATACCTTTCACATCAGAAGCCAGCGCGGACTCACTGCCATACGTATCAATACCGCCGGCCTTCAATCGCCAAATTTCCTGGGCAATGGCCGCATCCTCGCCGCCATCTACCACGACTTCAACAGAATGAGGTGGACGACCATCACTATCAACCTCATCTGTATTATTCTCATACGTCGTGCAATCATTTACTCCGATGATATTATCCTTAATGCCGGCAGATATCGCATCCGTCATAGCTGACGCTCTCGCATACAAAGATCTGTTCCAGCGTTGACGCAAAGCAACATCGCTTTCGGCATCCTGTCCCACATCGGTCGGATATTCATTATTGACAGCGGACCAACCTGGCGTTGTCGTGACGATGCTCGTCACCGTCCCCGTATCTGGATCAATTGCGCCAATGTTGATGCACTGGAAGCGGATAGGCGAGCCGATGCTGGTAATCGTCAGGCCCTTCGCGCTGATCCGGAATGCACTTCTGGCCGAAGACGCCCGGATGGACAGAACATTGTTGTCAATGGACGTCTTGATGCTATCACTGCCAACTTTCTTGGACAGCGCATTGAGAACGATGACCGCCGTGTCCTTGTCGACTGCCGTGTATGATGTCTCAACATCGTTGACGGTCAGCTGGTAGGCGCTGCCAGCGACGATATCGCCGCGGATGACAAGCGCCGCATAGATTGCCTTGCTCGATGTGATAGCAGCATCGTCTTCGATGCACGACCAGGTACTGCCGTTCTGCGCCGATGATGCGATGCGGGCACCATACGGGATGCTTGTCCCATCGGTCCCGTAGCAGGTTGCAGTCAGCATGCTCTTGGTACCGGCCACCGGCACGATGCCAGCCAGTCCAGCTGCATTCGCCAAGCTCACCCCCGTAGCGGTATTCGGATACATGGCATTGTACGCATCTTCAGCCTGCTCCCAAAGGTCCGCAATCTCATAGGCATATACGCCATGCAGCTGTCCGAACAGGCTGTTGCTTCCTGTTTGGATTTCTACACCAAGGCGGTCGGCCACGCGCTTGTTGATATCAGCCAGGATCTCCGGCAGACGCTTGCGCCGGAATCCGTCTTTTGTAAGGCCGTAGACCGCTTCATTATCTGCCATAGCCAAGCACCTCCTTCCTTGTGATCAAGCCATAGTCTGTATCGATTTCATAGGCCACTGCCAATGTGCGCAGGACATGATTGAATGTAAAGTCCAGCTCTGTCACATCTCTCACGCCCTCTACGCTCTCGATGGCCTGGGTCAGGATCTGACGGATATGCGCTTCATTGGGGGTCTTGACGAGGATGTATTCCAGATACGGGATGCCGTCGCTCGTCTTCAGGAACCACTCGCCGAGCCATTCGCGCAGCGTGATGAGTACCTGCTGGGCGACACGCTCTGCATTGTCGACGATCATGAGGTCGCCACCCTGCACGATGAGGTCAGAAGTGCTGACATCCATCGCCAGATCATATGCCATAGTCTCATCTCCTTCTTATCATCACTGCGGACCGCCTGTCGTGCCGCCGCTATCACCCGGATGTGTGTGGTGCATGACCGAGATGCCATTGACGACCAAATCCCCGCCCGTCACGGTGATGCCGCCGCTCCCGATGCACATCTTGACGCCGCCGTTGAAAACGCAAACCTCAGAAGAATGGCCCGAAGCCATCAGGTTCGCGCGGTTGTAGAGACCTGGGATGCAGATGGCATCATTGATATCGTGACGCCTCCCATTGCTGCTGTCGCCGCCACTCAGGAAGTCATCCAGCTGTCCCTCAGCGAACACAAGCAGGCAGCCATCTCCGCCCTGCAGGGGGAATGTCACACCAACCTGACCTCCGCAGCCTGTCGGGAAGATGACTGGCGCGCCGTGGATGACAGGATACGGCAGGCCGCGTCCATCCTCGAGCTTGTACTGGCCCACCGGCTGGACATCTGCCCGCCCCATGCCGGCATCATACGAGATGATTTTCCCGGGCATGGCCGTGTGGATATTGCCGACCATATCATCCATCCAGCCCGTGATCACTTTCTTGACCTCATTTGCAGATTGCGCCATACTCATGCCTCCGATGTCTTGATGATGTACTCAGGATACTGGCTGCCCATGTCGAGGCTCGATGCATGATACCAACACTGATGCGATGAGCTGTTGTGCCACATGCCGCCCTGGCCGTCGTACACGCCGACGTGCGCCGGACTGATGCCGTCGCTGAACACGATGGTATCCCCCTTCGCAAGCTGACTGCCGTCATATGGTACGACCGTGACGCCGGCCGCATTGGCATCGTCCAGGAGTCCCTGCACGCCCCACTGGCCATTCTGCGATTCCTGCGCGAGGAAAGGCGACCAGTAAGAGCCAGCCTGCGCGACGCGGTAAACGCAGCCATCGTTGACATAGCCGCCCTGCGCCGCATCGACGGCCTCACAGCCTGCATCGACGTTTGCGCTGACCTCGCCCGAGCTACCGCCCGTCGCATCACTATAGACTGCCGTCGTGCCTGCTGCATCGCTCTCCGGCGACTGCAAGGTGGCATTGCGGTCAACGAGGTCAATCTCGCTTACCCAGTCGCCGCTGTGCGTGTCCCCGCTATGATGCGCGGATTTGACCTTGAGCCATCCCGTCACATACCGCGATTCGACCTTGACGAGGTCGCCAGGGTTCAGCGTCGGCGACAGCAGCGTACGGATTTTCCAGCCGCTCTCTGCCGTCGAGGAGTCCTTGTTCTCCTGCTGTGCCTGCTTGCGCTTCGCCGTCGCCGCGTTTGGCTGGGAGTTCGTCTTCGTGTAATGCTCCGGCGAGCCGATGAGCCCGCTGTCCGGCGCGAAGACCAATCCCTTGTTCGATACGGTCCCGCCCTCGAGAATGAGCTGCAGGATCTCGTTCTGGACGCTCCATTTGACGCCCGAGCCGTAGCAGATACTGTCCAGCGCATCGCGGGCAGTACCGACGAAAGAGTAGCCGTCTTTGAAGGTGCCAAATTCGACACCATCCCCGAAGACGATCGGCAGGCCCATCTCATCCGCAATGTACTGGACGATGGTATTGCCCGGCGTGTTGGGACCAAACGACAGCGAGAACGCGGTATCCCGGATGGCCTTCTGCCCATCGGACAGGCTGAGCTCCGTCGCGACATCCTTGCCATCGTCTTTCGTCGAGCTGCTGATGACCGACCCGACAAAGAGGCGGACAGGGCCGCCGTTGTCCTTGTAGCCCGCGTAGATCTCCACCTTGGTGTCTGGCACTTCAATCTTCTGCCGCGTGGCATCACTCAGATTGTAGAGGACCAGCTTGCCCTTATTCGTCTCCTTCGACAGGTCCTTCGTGATGTCGAACGTGATGCGCAAGGTGTTGGCAAACTCCAGATTGAGGTCTGGGAACTTGACTCTATACTGACGATTCCAAAGCATTCCGCAGCTCCTCCTTCGGTACATACACCAGCGCCGCCTTGCCGCTTACGAAGTCCTTGCGGCCGATCGCTTTGACGTCCGTATTCGTCACGATGGCCATGAGTTCGCCAGACGGCAGGGTCTTGATGCGCCGGTAGGTATTCAGCAGAGGAAAGTTCGGGACGACCGAGATGCCCCGAACGATATCCGCATTGTCGTTGGTGCAGACATCCATTGTCCAAGACTTCGAGGTATCGTTCCAGTTGAATCGCAGGCGGTAAAGCGATGAATCCAGTACGACCGATTCCGCAAAGCTGTTTGCATCCATCATGCTGATTGTCACCACAGCATACCACCTCCCATACTGTTCGATATTGTCGCCATAGCCATATAGGCCGTCGCTTCCAGTCCGACGCCGACACTGCCGAATTGGCTCAGGTCGATATTATTCGTCGACAGGATGCTGCCGCCCGACGTATCCGGCTCAACAGTCCGCATGCCCGTCCCGATTTCCTGCGTAGACGCCAGGCCGCCATCCTTGCCCGTCTGTCCGGCCTTCCCCGATGCGTCTGCATTGCAGCCGTCTTCTGGGATATCCTCGGTACGCTGTGTCACACGGCGTACATGGGTGAACTGCAAGGTGCACCGGTAGCAGTAGCCATCCTCGGCTTTACGCGGCATCGGTGCCGACGTGAGAACCATGTCCTCATAGATGGCATCGACGAGCTTGATCGTGACCGGCTCGCCCTTCTTCCAGATATCCATGATGGCATCGATGACACGGTTGAGCGTATGGCGCTTCCCGCCAAAAGCCGCATTCCACCAAGTGACTGGCGTCGGTGTGAAGAGCACCTCGAGCTGCAGCTTCAGCGGCTTGCGGATGCAGTGGTCCGAGATGGAAAAGCCATCCTCGACAGGATACTCCGTGACCTCCGCGCTGAAATCCGTCGTGCGCGACAGGATGACATCGCACTCCAGATAATCGCCAATCTGCGCGGGTTCTACGAGCTTCGGCAGGACCGTCGTCGGGCTTTTATGCTCCATGAAGCCTGCGCCGAAACCGCCCAAGCCGCTGAAGCCGCCACCCATGACGCTGCCAATCCCAAAATCTGCCATACTATCACCTCACTCATATCATCCATAGGGGAAGAATTGCGTCTGGCCGCCGCCCAGCAGGTAGTTTGCCGTCTGCCCGGCATCCTCCGCACTGTAGCCGTTGAACGTGTTGTTCTGCGTCGTGCTGTAGCTGAAGGCATTGCTGGTCATGCGCTCCAAGGCACTATTGTGGGCATTGAGCTCACCGGACATGCCGAGGAATTCCTTGGCCTTGTTGATAATGGAATCAAGACCGTTGGCAATCCACACAATCGTGTTATAGGCAACATTCAGCGCAGAACAGAACGTATCCACAAAAGCCGCAGCTCCACGGAACGCCCATGCTGCGATATCGAACATAGTCTTGATGGCTGAAACAATCAGCATGCCGATGATCTCGGCGATTGTTCCCAATATCGGCAACAGTGCGGCAATGACCGGTTGGAGCTGGAGCCAGGCGTCACTCAAGAATCCGAGGCCCTGCAGCATCATGTCAATGCCAGGCTGGAAAGCCTGCACGACCGTCTCCCAGTTTTCCTGCACGAAATAGATGGCCGCCGCCACTGCCGCAATAGCCGCAACAATAGGCCAACCTGCAGCTACGAGGAAACCAACGACACCGGACACGACGCTGAACAATCCCGAAAAGACGCCTATCAGGGCACTGACCGCCGACCCGACAATGGCTAGCACGCCGCCAATCGCCGCAATGGCACCGGCGGCGAGTGCTGCTTTCACAATGAGGTTGTCGATGCCAGTAGAGTCTGCCAGATATGACATTTTTTCGACGATAAGCTGCAAGTCCTCGGCGGCTCTCGCCAAGAATGGGTGTGCCTCTTGCACCTGCTTGAATTGGTCACTCGACCGCTCATCGGTAGGAGCTGTGAGCAGATACTCAAAATCATACAGGTCTTGGAAAAGCTCTCCGAACGTTTGGTCAATGGAGCTGGCAATCCGTGAGAATGCCCCAGTATCCTTCTCCACCTTCTGGATAAAGTATTTCCAGTCATTCTCAATCTTCGTCTGAGCCTGCCCGATGGTCATCGGCATTTGGCCGAATTCCTTGTCGATGGCATCGCCACTCTGCAAGATGGCCTGAATAACCTTCTCCGACGTCAGCTGTCCCTGCGAACCCATCTGCTTGAGCTGGCCAATGGTTACGCCCATGTTGTCCGCAACATGCTGCATAAGGAGCGATGCGTTCTCGTCCAGCGAGTGGAGCTCATCACCCTGCAGGACACCAGAACTCAGCGCTTGGCCGAGCTGCAGGATGGTCGCCGACGCCTCTTGTGCCGAAGCGCCGCCAACGGTCAGCGCCTTTGAGACAACATCCGTGACACGCATCGAGTCCTCTTGGCTGACACCAAAACGCTGTGCCGCACGGGCAACCTTATAGTACAGATCACCCATCGAGTCAAGACTCTGACGGTTCTGCATCGACATCTCATAGAGTTGCTGCTCTACGTCAAAGCGCTCCTGCTCATCCGCCGTGACCGTGCGCAGGCGTCCGTCGAGGTTCATCATGTCATCTGCCGCCGATTTGATGGCACTGACCGAAAAAGCCGCAGCCATCGCCCCTGCAATCGGCCCAAGCGAGCCGGCAATGCCCGACAAGGACGACTTGATTTGTGACAAGCCCGACGTGACGCGGGAAGCTGAGGCCGACATCGCCGCAGCACTGCGGGAGAACGAGGCTCCGGCCGAAGCACTTGCGCCGCCAATGCCGCCAAGTGCCTGCTTGATACGGCTCGTAGCCGATGCAGCTGTATTGAGCCCGCTCTTGTTGACTTGAAAGGCAATCATCGTAATGAGTTTGCGGACAATCATTTACTTGTGGCCTCCTTTCTCCATATCATGATGCATATTGGCATACTCGATATCGCTCTTCATGTCCAGATAGTGGACGATACCGACAATGTCCGCCAGAGACACAGCCCCCTGCTTGACATCCAAGTAGGATACCATACCCGAGTCAATCGCACGGTAGATGATGATCATGCTGGCGAATTCGTCTGAGAGCTTGCCAGGAACGATGACTTGATCTCTCCCAACGCCTTTCGGACGCCAGTCGGGACGCTGGAGAGCTTCGAAAAATCCGCATAGTTTACCTTGAAAATCTGGACCATCAGCGCGATGAGGTCGATGATGCGGCCGCTGAAAATCTCATTGACTGCGCCCTCGTCGAGTTGCTGAAAATCCTTCGTGTGAAGCGGTGCTACACTGACATACTGCGGGTCCAGCAGGAGCTCTGCCGCCCGCTCCAGCGTATCACCATCCAAGGTCCTGGCCAGATTGTTGAGTGCGTCCGCCACAGCCCCGCCGATGAACTTGACGTCACTCGTATCCATGTCCAGCGATTCCGGCTTGAGGCCGCCGATGGCTCCGCCCAGGGCAGGCACGACGACCTTCTGCAGGTCGCCGAGCACCTTCATGGAGTGGAAGGCCGGAAACGGACGGATGGCAAAGGTGTAATCACCCTGGTCATACTTCTTTGTCTCGCCACCACGATAAATAATGGACATCTATACTCCTCCTCTGTCAGTCATTACCGCCGATGATTGGATCATCGACCTGGCCCGTATTGAACGTCCAGTCCTGATTGCCGATCTTGCGGCCGCGCTTCGACTCTGGAATATTCTTGAGCCACGCCTGCTTAGCGAAGAAAAGCGTCGAGCCACTGAGATCCTTGATGATGAGTGACAGCATATTGTTGCCCGTCTTGCGGTCCTTGTTGAAGCAGGCCGACAGGTAATCATTCGACTTGGACGAGGTAGCCAGGCTCACGGTCACCTCATACGTGCTGTTCGGGTCAATCGAGCGACCGACTTCGCCGTCAGCACCGCTGAAGATCTGCATGCCATCGCCGAGCGGCTTGATGGTGATCATGTCGTCCTCAGCGAAGCCCGTGAGCTGCTTGGCACCGTAGATGATGATGTTCTTCTTCGGATTATACGTTAATACATCAGACATGCCTGTCCCTCCTTATGCCGACGTCTCGATGAGATTGTCATACGTGAACGAGCCCGTGATCTTGATGGCGTGGATAGCACCAGCCAGGCGGGCCGTGAACTTCACATCCTTCAGCACGCGGCTTGCCTTCTGGTTGGCCGTGATGTTCGAAGCGAGTGGCACATCAATCGTGAAACCGAGATTCTTGTTGCCGTCCTCATCGTACTCCGTCGGAGCAATACCGCCACGAGCCTGGCCATCTTCCAGCGCCTTGCGCAGAACCGACTCGACCGCGGCAATGCCGGCATCCGTATAGGGTACCTTGTCCGAATTGATGAGCAGGTAGAACTCGTTCGTGCGGATTTCCTCCTGCAGCCAGTCGCGGAAACGGATGACATCAATCCACTCGCCCGCCGCCACCTTGCCGTTCTGCGTGATGGAGACGTTGCGGAACTTCTCGAACGTGTTGCCATTCTTCTTGGTGATGGCATTGTACTGCGTTTCCGTCAGATGGTCAGCCGTCACGCCAGCCAGCTTCTTGTTGGCCCATGTCTCGCCGCCCGGTTCGATGGCAAAGCAGCGCGCCATGACTGCCGCCTCCGGGTATTCATCCGCCAGCGCATGATACCAGCCCGAAGTACGGTAATAGTTCTTGCCCGCCAGTTTGGAGAGCAGATCTGTTGTGACCGAGGCATCTGCAGCCCCTTCCTCTGCCGTCGAGACGAGGAAGAGATTCATGTGCGTCTCGGTCCATGCTGCCATATCCATGACCTTATCTACATCACTGCGGTCTGCCAGAATGATGCCGTAGAAGTCATTATCCTCTGCCAAGATGGCCGCCATAGAGGCCGCAACAGACTCATTCGTTGTACCAGCCGTAGCCGTGAGGTTCGCTGGCGTTTCTACCGCAAAGTCCGCACTCTTCTTGGTCAGCACCAGTGCATTACCCGAAGTCGCTGCCGTCACGACAGCATCCTTATCGGCCGTGATCAGCGCCTCGAGTCCTGCGGCGATGACGGACGCTTCACCGCCGTTGTTCTTGTATTCATACGTCTTTTCCGTGACGTTGCCATCTGTGTCTTTCGTCTTGATGATCAGCGTGTAGGTGCCGCTTGCCAGCACGGTCGTCACATTGACGTTCACCGTATTGCAGGCAATGCGCCCCACCTTCACAGCCGTCGGCCGCGGCGTCTGCGAGAAGCAGGCCGAGACCGCCTTGTAGAGGGGCTCACTCACATCAAAGCCATCGTCCAGCATCTCATCCACATCCGTGTAGGACGTGACACGGGACAGACTGTGCGCATGAGCACCGACAACCAAGACCGTACTGAAACCGAGCTGGGTGATGCCCGTCGTATTCAGCGAGATCTGGACGTTCACGATGCGATCGATATTCGCCATTTACATAGCCTCCTCAATCAAAGATACCGTCCACTTGGACGGTATCAATATAGTATTCTGTTTCATCGGCAGGCGACGAAGGTTCCCCGCCAGAGCCAGAGGATGCTCCTTCCCCGTCTCCTGTGCCAGTCTCAGGACGCTCATCAGGATTTGGCTCAATCACCGTATCTTGCGGCAGGTGCTTCTCGATATCGGCTTCGATGACCACACTCTCGATGTAGCCCGGAGTATCCTCCACCTCGGAGTTGTACCGGACATGCAGGTCGACTGCTGCCCGTTCCTCCCAAGTCTGTCCTTCCAGAAGCCCCGACAGGTCCGTCGTGCCTTCCGCATCATAGACGGCCACCTTGGCTGCAAAGCATCGGTCGACGATGGTCGGACGGCTGAGTCCAGTTGTCATCGCCTCCAAGTGGCTGGCAGCATCCGCGCCAAAATACTGGACAGAAAGTGTACAGGTCATCGGCACGACTACCTTGTACTGCCCCGGCCCGGTCGGGCGCAGCTCCTCGCTCTTCTCATATCGTTCACCGAAGAGCTGGAGCGTTGCAAACGGGCGGCACAGGCGCGGCATATTCTGCTGTGCCCATACGACCCGCTTGCCCGGCAGTGCCATAAGCTCCGCGATGATGCCGTGAAGGAAATCCATCTGCTCACGTGTCATCTGCCAGCACCTCCTTGGCATAGGCTCGGTAATGGCTGATGACGCCGCTCTGGTAAGCATCACACTGGACGATCATGAAGTGCCGCCCCATCCATTCGATGATATCCGCATCCTGACCGTCTGTGCCCGCCTCTGACGCGCGCTGTGGCCTGAGATATACATCCGTATAGACCTTAATATAAGCGATGTTCCTGCCGCCCTCAGGGCCGACGACCGTGTATCGTTCCTGAGAGCCGAGCGGCTGGACTGACGCCATGATAGCCATCTCAGACGATGTTCCTCTGGTGTAGCGGCCATCATCGCCATATGTACCAGGACTCTGCCGCAGCACCCTGACTGGTCTCCGGAAGCTCATATGCAACACCTCACTTGTTGACCTTGTACGTGATGCTCTCACGCATGAGTCCCGTATCAATCAGTGGCTTAGCAGAGCCTTTCCGCTTGATTGTCTTGGGCGAGTTGGGCTTGAACTTACCGCGGCCGACGGTTTCCTTCATATGCCCCTCCGCCTTGTTGCCAAGGATGTCGAGGGCCTGTTCGACACTCATGCCGCTGGCCACACGGTCCTCGAGCTTCTGAGCCATATCCGCCCATTCCTGTTCATGGTTGTCGACTGTCTGGCGCATGAATGGGCGGGCAGGGATGTGCGATGTCCCGAACTCATTATAGACAGCGACATCATAGACAGATGTCTTGTTCGGTTCCTTTTTCCCATCGTCGAAAATCCCGACCTCGACATTGCCGTGCATATTCTGCAATCGATGCAGGATAGCCTGATATGCTCCATTGATGTCTATCACCGTTGCCATGTCATCACCCCATCCTCGTCTTGATTGGCACGATACACCGGCGTCGGATGGCGAGGAACGCCTTGCCATAGGCCGTTTTAGCCAGCAAGTCATCGCTGCTCGCTCCGGCGTTTCCGTAGCTGCGCTGCAGATCGCCCTCGCGCTCACTCGTGATACTGCCGGCCGTCAATGCCCCGCCCGTCGCCCCATCCGTCGCAATCACAGACTGTATCGTCATAAGATGCGCCGCATAGTTCGCCAGAGCCTGCACATAGAAAGGGCCGAACTTCTCTGCATCAACAAAGGGTTCGGCCAATCCAATATACGCTTCAAGGACGGAATCTGCTTTCTCCTCGAGCTGAGGTGCAAGCAGCCGCACGCAGGCAAGGACATCTTGTACCCCATCCATAGCTTACACCCCACTTACGGTGGCGAGCATCTCTTCTTTCGTCGTCTTGCCCGTCAGGTCGATGCCCTTCTCTTTGGCATAGGCCTGAATCTCCTCCAGCGTCTTGCTGGCGAGCTCAGACAAAGCCTCGGCCGCCGCCTTTGCTGTCACAGACTCAATGAGGCCCTTGGTCATCGCAGAAGCGATGCCGGGATACTGCTTCTTGATGTCCGTGAGCTTGCCGACGACTTCCGTAGGACGAGCTGGCACGAGCATCGTCGAACCGAAGAAGATTGCATGATTTGTGCGATTGATCAAGATTGCCATCGTTATCCCTCCTGTCAGCAGCCTTCTGCCTTGGCAAAGGCCATCGGCATCGTTACTGTAACACCGACCGCCTCAGCAACGCAGTCGATGATGTACTCGAGGTTGCGGTACTGGACCGGCAGCTGGTCAAAGCGCGTGGGGATCTCGAGCTTGATGTACATCGGGTCGAAGTAGCCGGCCACCATCACATCCGACTCGTCAGCGCCCGCTTTCTTGAGCTCACCCACCTTCATCCAGCGCGTGATCTCCGGATGGACTTCTTTCAGGAAGCCGAGCACCGTCTGGCCTTCTGCATCCGGGATGCGCGTCTCCGAGAGCGCACGGTAAGCCGCTGGTGCCAGCAGGACCGTGTTGGCCTGCTCCACTTCGTTCGTCGCCGACGGAATGGCATCGATGAGGCTGTTGACGTCGCGGATCATCTGGTCTGCCGTCTTGGTCGAAAGTGCCGTCTTCGAGCCCGTGCCATCTGCCGCAAGCTCCACCTTCGAGAGGTTGTCATTGCCGAGAAAGCCCGTGATGTTGTGCTCCTTGTCGCCAAACCAGGCAATCTTGTTGATCTTGACATCAATGCCGCGGCGGGCCTGCTGTGCCTTCATTGCCGAGAGGTTGACGCCGGCAAACTGCGCATTCTTGACCTCACGGTAGTTATAGCCATAGGCATCGCCGAGCGTAAAGACCTTGACCGGCTGTTCCTTTGCCACGACATCGACGCGACGCAGATCATCGGCGTAGTTGCTGATGATCTCAGCCATGCCGACCGAATCGTAGATGTACTGGACCGCCGTCTCAGCGCCCTGCGGGATATCCGTCTGGACAGGGAATACCAAGAAGGCATTAAGCGGCGCTTTCTTGACCGTCAACGTCTGTGCGCGGATATGCGTCAGCTGGCGGGCGAGGAATACGCTCTGCGCCTCATCGAGACGGCCCGTATTCATGATGTAGTTCGCTTCTTTTTTATCGTATCTCTTCATTTTCTGACCTCCTGTTACTGGCGAATGCGCAGACGGACGATGTCGCCCTTCGAACCCGCATCGAGGAACACAGCACCCGGGATGGTGTTCGCCCCTGCCGATTTCGTGAAGCTGATAGAGCCGTCTTCTGCGACAGCTGCATCGGCTTTATCACCTGCAGCGACATCGCCGCCCGCTACGACGTAGACATCGCCGAACGTCAGGACCGGCACCATGTAGCCGGCTTCATAGTACTTGGAATCCGTTGCCGGCTCACGATGGACATGCAGGACAATGCCGATTGCCTTCGGGCCATCCGTTGCCGCCGTGACCGCCTTGACCTGGCCGGCACTCGTGCCGCGGATGACAGGATCACCCGGATTCAAGCCACTCTCAGCGACCAGAGAGTCCACCACATCACCCGTCGTATCCGCCTTCATGCCCGGAATGCCGACAGCATCCTCACTGCCATACCAGTTGAACGTCTTTGCCTGTGCCATATCACTTGACCTCCTTCATGTAGAGCGCCGCTTCGTCTGCGCGGAGCTTCTTGAGCGCCTCGGCCGGCGTGAGCTCATCCTCATCTTCATCCTGCTTCAGCGGCTGCATGACCGTCTTGCGCTGCTGAGGCATGCCTGCGCCGTCCTCATGCGCCTCCTGCGCTTCATCCTTGACCATATCATAGGCCGCGTTGATGTAGTCATCACTCTTGCCTTCCAAGTCGAAGGAATCCCCGCGGACCTTCTTGATGATAGCCTTCTTGATGGCCATGTCATCCATGCTGTCCGCCTTCTCAATCTTGAACGCATCTGCCTTCTTGAGCATCATGACGCGGGCGGCTACCGCCTCGTCGAAATGCTTCTTGGCCTCGTCGCGGCCTTTGGCAGCCTCTTCCTTGAGCTTCTTGTTGTCGTCAAGCGCAGCATCATACTTGGCCTGCAGCTTGTCGAGTTCCGCCTTCTGGGCGGCCTTGTCCTGCTCGAGCTTCGCGACATGCACCGCGACCTCGGGCGCAGCCTCATATTCGAGTCCATTGTCGAGTCTGATCTTCTCCATCTTCGTACTCCCTTCGTCTGTCTCTGCTTCTGGTTCCTGGTCCCCATCCATATTCAGGCGTGCAATGCCAGCACGGCCTTTGGGGACGATGGCCACGTGATTGTACCGGATATGGCGCTGGACCGCGTCATAAGGCTCTCCTGCCGGCGTCGTGCCCGGCGTCTCATCGAGGTCGAGGTTGTACCCACAGGAAAGCTCACGTGCCGAGGTCGGCAGGCTGTAGAGCACGACATCCGCCGTGATGGTATCTCCATCTGCCTGACCCGCGCTCAGTACCGTACCGATTGGCCGGATGTTCGCGGCATTCTGGCTGGTGACCATGCCCTGATGCCCAATCGTGATGGGCTTGCCTTTCAGGCTGGCCAGACTGTCTTTATCAAAGGCTTCTTCCGGCGGCCGGTACTCCCGCCTCTCCGAGCCATCCGCATTGCGATATACAAGGACTCCCGTCCGGCCAATGACCGGCTTGTCACGGATGAATCCCTCATCCGTCTTCTGCGCATGAATCGGCACCGTATCGTAGCGAATCATGCCCTCACCTCCTAAAATTGGCAACAAAAAAACACCTTGCATGGTTTGCAAAGTGCTTCTATTCGATTGTGTGACTCGACATTTCTCAAGCAAAGATATTCTTCAGTCTCTGTCGAATCGGATTGTTTTCAAATTCTTTCTGAATCTCTTCCCTGATTTTTTTGCGTTCCTCAGGATCTTTCGTTTTATCCAAGAGGTCCCACAATTCCGACTCGCGTTCTGTTGGCTGAATCATCATTTTTTCATCAATCCCTTCAAGCGAGACATGAGCGCCGCCGCATACAAATTCGTCTTACGTACAGAAAACACTTCCGCAACGACTTCACTCATGTAGTTGCCCTGAACGCCTTCATCTGCGTACATGGACAGTACCCTGTCTAGTGACTTATCCTGCAATAGAAGTTCATTAATCCAATTCCGGGCAACACTGTCAACCAACTCTCTGCTTTTATTATACGACAAATTCTTAGCTTTTGATACCATTCTTATCGTATCGTAGTAAAATTTATGCCCAAGTTCATGCAAAATAACTGCCAACACTGTCTGATTAGCAAATCGAAGCCGACCATCCTTGTTCCCGCGCTTGATATAGGCCAGGATCTTGTCCCGCGTATCATAACGGGAACTCAGGAACAGCTTCCCAGACTTACTCTCATAGCCGCCAATGATATCGCCGTGGAAGTGTTCTCCCAGATCTGCAATCACGACAGTCGGCATACCAAGCTCACCCGCTACGTCTGCATAGGCTTCTTGTAGCAGCGGCTCTATCGTCCGTATCACGCTAGCACGGGGCGAGATATCCGCCTCTGCATAGAGAGAGAACTTGCTGTTCGTCACGCGGCGCACCTCAAAGGTATACGGGCCGCCCGTTGCTTCGCTCCCGACCTTTATGGTGTCTACCTGCTTGGCCAGCGACGGCTTGAACTGATGATGCGCCATGAAGTCCATCGGCGAGCCCACGGTCACATACGACTGAGTCTTGGGCCGGATGGGAATTTTATCCAGGTCAATAACCGGCAGTGCCACACATCGGCAACGGATTGGCATCCCCGGATGGCCGCCGGGCGGCGGACTGTTCCATTTGTACTTATGCCCCTGACGGTCCGCATGGGACGGCCTGACGCGGGAATCGTGGCAGGTCTCCCAGATGTATGAGTCAATGCCTGCATTCTCCTGACGATAGCGTGAGAGCATCCCGTTGAGCTTGCCAACCTGGTCGGTGCCGATGAGTACCGCCCGATTCTCTTCCAAGCCTGCAATCCGCTGCAGCTCATCAACGAGATACTTCATCAGGAGCCTGCTGTTGACGTTGTTGATGATAGCCTCATTCATCGCCTGCTTGAGCCGCTGTAGCGTCTGCTGGTCGATACTCTTGATGAGGTCGAGGTTCTGGTTGACCCACATCTCTTTCAGGTCGTCGATATCTGCATCCTGATGGATGCCAGCGGGCGGCTGGCTGCCGGAAAGCGGCGCCCCGAACAGGCTCTTCGTGATGGCATCGAACTCTGTCTGATTGTACCGGCTGACCAGGTCGAAGATATGCTGGATAGAATTGGTCATCGTCTCGGCATTCTCGACTGCTTTCTCAATGCCGTCCAGCACAATCTCGATGCGGGCATTGACCGCCGACGGGCTTTGCACGGCGTCCTGGAGCTCCGGCAGGAAGGCCTGTATCACTTTGCACTTCCGCCTGACGTAATCCCGCAGGAGCTTAGCATAGCTGCGCTCATAGCTCAGAGGATACCGCCATTTACGCTTCGCTACGATTTCCGTCATCGTCCTCATCCTTTACTGGCGTTCCCATGACCTTGTCGATGCTACGGTCAAGGTCGTACTCGTCGCCGTCATCCAGTTTCTGACGTACCTCCTGCGGATCGAGCGCGCCAAGGCTGACATACTGAGCGGCGGCCGCGGCCTCTTTCGCTCTTGCGTCCGCCTCAATCTGCTTCGTCTCCGCCTGCTCCTTGGCCGATGGGTTCCAAAGCTTCGCAAAATCAACCGTGAAATCCTGCGGCAGGTTGAGTGCATACTCACTGCAGCAGTCCATCAAATGCAGGAGCCGGTAGATCTGCGGCTTGATCTTGCGCTGCTGGATGCGCTCAATCATGTTGTAGTAGTTCTCAAGGTCGCTCTCGCCCGTCGAGTTCTGCCCCTGCGGACTGCGGCCAAACAGGACCGTTGCCGGAATATCTGCCGCGGCGCAAAGTGCAATCTCGAATTCATCCAGCACGTCCTTGATGCCGGCCAGCGTGACATTCTTAAGGTCGTACTCATCCTCTTTGTCGAGTGCGATGGTATTCATCATGCCACGGGCCATATCGATGAGTTGCAGGCGCTTCTCCACCTGCTTCTCGCCGAACTCCGTACTCAGCATATCGGCCAAACCATCGAACTTCGTGACGCTCTGGCTGAGCCGCTCGAGCGCCAGCGTGGCAAAATCATGCGACGTGTTATAGCGCTCGAGGCTGTCCTGTACCTGCTCCATGATGGACCCGCCCCAGCCATTGCGCTCTCGCCGCATGCGATTGCTGACGATGCCGCCATCGAAGATAAGGAGCCGGCTGGCGTCCACATTGAAGGAAGCGCCATTGTAGTTGATGACCGTGTAGACATTGGGCAGGCCATAGCGTTCATCAGCAGGGTCCTCGCAGTAGGCTAAAGGATTGACATCCTGTGCATCATAGACCTTCATGCACTCAATCCGGCGCAGCTGCTTTTCGTTGACGGGCTCACTGAGCTCGCCACCGTCATCCAGCATCAGCAGGACCGCACCACCGCCGAAGAGCCTGTCCCAGCAGAGCGCTGTCGAGAACACCTGCTGGAAGTCCAGATCTTCGAGAATAGACTGCACCACATCGTTCTGTTCGATGTCAGCCTCGCCATCCTTGAGTGAGAAGCCCGCCCGCACCGCCTCATCCGCAGGTGCCTTGATGATTTTCTGTGCCAGGCCGTTGTAGGTGAACAGGTCCTCATACTCTTGCCAGTACTCTCGGTCGTTCACGCGTCGACCGGCATACGAAGTATGCATCCGCGGGTCACGGCTTCGCGTACCATAGCCGATGACGGCATTGACGTATCCGTCCTGATTCTTTCTTTTCAAACAGTATCACCTCACGAAATCAATGCCGTCCAATCATGCGAGCGTGCTACGGCCTTGAAGGCATCGCTCGCCGCATCCACCTGGTCATCATGTAGCGCATCCGGGAACCCTTCCAGCTCGTCGAAGAACGCTTGATTCCATGCGCCTGCCATCACCAGGACTGCCCCGTGCTGGACCTGAGCGGCAAACGGCTCCGCCCGCGTGATCTTGGACCCCGTCACGGTATGCGTCGAGACACGAAAGCCAGCCAGCAAGGAAGCCAGACTAGCCGCCTGATCCTTGCCCGCCTGCCCCGGGTCTTGCGGGATGACTGTCTGCACATTCTTGTACTGTGCCCGATCTGCCATCGCCGTATTGACCATCAGAGCACGCACGTCGGACGCATTGAGCGCCCGGCGCTGTACATCCAGGATGATATACTGGCCATTCCGCAGCCGCGCCATGAGGCACGATGCAGTGCGGTCAGGGTCCGGGCGGTTCGGCGTGATGGTCGTCGCCGCCAAATCCCATGCTCTCGCCACACTGACAATCTTGTCCGGCAGGTCATGTACGATGCGGAACATGTCCCGCTTGAAGTAGAGCCCTGCCGCCGGACGGATCTTCCAGTTGCCGCGCAGGAGACGTTCCTTCTCGACAAGGCTCAGAGCGTTCAGCGATGCCAGATAGCCTGGGTCCGCTTTCAGAAGGACCTTGTTGTCGAAGATGCTGGAGCTAATGAACGTCGCGCTCTTGCAGAGTTCCGGGCTGACGTGGAACTCCGCGGCCAATTCATCCGGCGTATCGGCCCAATGGATTTCTCCGTCGATGCGGATGAAGTACCGCAGGAGCCCCGAGCGCTCAGGGATGGCATAGCCAGTATCCCGGTCAATCCACCACGAGATGAAGCGCGCCACCCATGAATCCGAGTCCGGATTGCAAGTTGCCCTCACGTATGGACGGACGCCGCAGGTCGAACGATTGCGTGACAGCATGTAGGTGAACTGCTTCTCACTGAAATGCGTCAGCTCGTCAAAGCAGATGAGCGCCACCTGGGCGCCCTGATAGCCATACACTGCATCATCCGCGTGGAGGTGGCTGAAGGTGATCTTCGCACCAGAGGGGAAAATCACGCGCTTCGGTGCGGACTCCATGAACGTTGCTCCCAGCGGGCGGTAGATGTCCTTGGCGTTATCCCACAAGCCACCCTCATTCGTGATCTGCCCGCTGTCTCGGCGAAAGATAACAACACCGAAGCCCGGGTTGTTGATATGGCGCAACGGCTCCAGCAAAAGCGCATACGTCTTGCCGCCGCCTGCACTGCCGCCATATATCGCAATGTCAGCAGGACTCGACAAGAATTGCTCCTGCGGGCCCTGCTGCGGCCGAAGTTCAATCATGCACTATCACCTCTACCGTTATCCGGCAAATAGATCCTGACAAGCGGCTCCTTGCCAGCAGCCTGATTGCTCTCCGTTGCCGCCCGTATCTCGTTCTCGAGCTTCTGGAGCTTGAGTTTTTGTGCTTTGGCATCGAGCTGCATCGGGTAGCGCTTGAGCAGGCTCTTCGCCGCCTCGAGGCGATCCCGGGCGGATACTTGCACCTTAATAATGCGGGCATCGCTTCTTCCTTCGCCTGTCCCTTCAACGACGACGCGCTCCTCTTTGACTTCGCCGCGCAGTGTCGATGTGAGGAACTGCATGACCTCGTCGGCCTTGGCGATGCGCTTGCCCTCGAGTTCTCTGAGCCTGGCATCGATGGCGGCTTTGATTGCAGGTTTTCTCAGGTTCTCATCCCCGATGCTCGCTGCTGTTTTTTCACTGTAGCCAGCCTTTTTCGCGGCCTCGGTCTTATTCCCCGTCTCAACATAATAATCGACGAACCGCCTCTGCTTCTCTGTCAGCTTCATCTCACATGCTCACCACGCTCCCTAGTCTTATTTTATGCATCAAAAAAGCACCCACGCTGTGAGTGCTCGAGTATTCGTACAGGCCCTAGATTTCAGGCCTGTCTCTAAGGGGTAACTTTATGAAAGGAGGAACTTCTGCCGGTGTTGGCTCCGGCGTGCCAAAATGCCGACGTTTGCGAGTGTCGTCTCCTCGCTTGCGCCATGATGGAGACGGCGCAAGGACTTGAACCTTGCTTGACGGGCTTTGCGTACCCTACGTTTTACCTCGTAAACTAGCCGTCATGTGGCGGGCGGTATGTGCCAGATTGCAGAATCGTCAACACTAGAAATTAACTTTGCACCGCCCGTGAGGGGAGATTCCAGAATTTATAGGTTTATTGAGGGATTTTCTTTTTCTTCGGAATCTCATGATACTATTTTATATCATCTATCAGGCAAAAACAGCACCATTATGACGCGAAAATTCATGTCATTATACGGTATTTTTACCCTCTAAAATTGCAGTTCAACTTATCCACAAAATACTGCACATTATCAACAGTCATCTAGCAAAGATGAATTGCAACTGCACTTCCTTATTTCCTGATGCTTTCGGTCCGAATATCATGACAGCCATCTCTTTGACGGCCTTGCCAGCTCTCTCCCTCGCCCACTTCTCTGAGTAGAACATCTCATTTCCTAAATGCTCCCATGATAAAGACTGAATGTAGTGGCCTTCAATCAATCGCCTATCGGTGTCATTGAGTCCGCTGATAGCCCTGTCAACCTTCCGCATGACAAGCTCGATATCAGCGATAGCAGAGAGCGTATCATCAATCTCTTTCTGTATTGCGATGTGTCTGCTTGCAGAGCTTTCTACGGTATTCAGCTCGGCCTTTCCTCCAGCCGGAGCATTGCCATAATGAGATACAGGAGCGTTCACGTCATGTTCCATCTCTTTCTGCTTCTGCTTGATGTCATCCTTCAGATTCTCGATCGTGATGCCAAAGCGATTGTAATTCTTGAGCCACCTACGGACAGTAATGACATAATCATTGTAACCTCTCATCAAAATCCCTCCAACAAAATAGCAGTAAACACATCTTGTCTACTGCTATTGTACTACCGAAATTTTTTCCTGTGAGCCGATATTAGCTTTTCATCGGCTCATCCAGCTGTATCCCAACTGTGCAGCTTACATGCCGTCTGCCGTCCTTGTATGCATCTCCTACAGATTCAAGTATGCTAGTGCTTACATCGGCATTGTAGACATCCTCGTCGCAGCCATTGTGGAGAGCGCACTGAACGTTCTTCGTGTTATGCGGACAGCCTCTGCAATCGGTGTACCAGTATCTAGGACGCTTATAACGGAAACGTCCATTCTGCCATACTAGCTTTTCAGACTCAAGAAGAACCGGCTCTGTCTTTTCCTCCATGTCAATCTCTCCTATCAGTCAATAGTAACCATCACTGTACCATCATCTTCAAGCCAAACATCGAGGACTTCTACAATCAGTCCATCATAAGTTGTCCAAAGCTCGGCATCGTCTGGCATATCCTTGATAGCTTCTTTCAGCTCTGCTATTGTCATCTACGTTCACTCCCTCTCTGGAAATCATCGTGCAATGCCTGTAAGCGTACCATCGCCTTGTACTTGCCATAGCTCATGCCCAATGCTCTGGCCTTGGCATTGTCATCATCGATATGAGACACTCGCTTCACGCCCTTCTTGGGCTTACTCTCAGCATGCAGTCTCTGGCTCATGCGCTCGACTTCGATCTTCATCGTCGATTCCTTGTAACTCTCTGCTTTACGGTAGCAGTCACGCTTGCATGTTTTACAACAGTATTTCTGGTTTGGCGTATGAGCTACAAATACATTACCGCAGTTCGGGCAAGTACGTGTTCTCTCCAACACGCTCTTCTGAGAGAACGGTATGAATCCATGCTTGAGCTTGAGCTTGTAGTTCTTCCTGTACTGACGGTCAGCGCATATCTCTGAGCAATACACCTGATTTGATTGATTAGGCGTGAACTCTTTCCCGCAATACTTACATTTCCTTGTCGTGATCGTCATACTTCTCCATCTCCTGAATCATCGTATGCACGTACATCTCAGCTTTCTTCAGCGACTCAACTCCGCCCTTCTTCTTGTATCGGAACATGTACTTCTCGACATTTCCCTTACAGAATGCCATGAATCCATCATGGCCTAACGACATCCTGAGCACATCGAAGCACTCGACTCCATCCTCATTCACGTAATGGCTAGGATGAAGGACGTTGCTGTGTGTCAGACTTCTCGGCGGTGGCGGCGTTTCTATTCTTCCCATCATTCATGCTCCTCTATCAAAACTAACGTTCTCTTTGCACCCTTGCGCTTCTTATACGACGGCGTGAGGTAAAACAGGATGGTCTTTTCCCTTACTCCTACCTTCTGGGCAATCTCTCCGACGGTTCCATCCCATATGTTGCGCTCTCCATCGTACAGGGCATAGACATTTTTCCTGACCATCAGAAACCACACTCCGCATCATATACCTTCTGGCACTTGTAGCACTCTCCAAGATAGTAGCTACGTCCTGACAGTCCATTTACCTTGTCAGACTGTACGTATGTCTTGAGCGCATCTAACACCTCGTCATGCGTCTTGTACGTCCCTTTCCAGACAACCACACCAGACGCATCATGCATGCAGAACAGAGAGTACATCTTGCGGTTCAGATTGTAATACCCTGCCTGCTCATTACCAGAAGCTACATCCTTGCGGATAGCATCGCGCTCAGACTTGTTGAATCCCAACGACTCCATAGCCGTTTCGCACGTGAACTGCGTGTCTGCAAGCTCACATGCAAGATGGAGACGGTTCGATCGAATAGGCTTACGCTTGAAATCCTTAGCTGCTTTAACTGCTTCTGCAAGCTCGTCGTGAATGTCGAATATCAATCCATCAAGGCTCTCTTCTGACGCCTTTTCCTCGGACGCTCTCAGCTCGTCTAATGCATCAAACTTGTACTTCTCCATGAATCATATCTCCTTTGCGTTTTAAGGGCCATCTGTACTCGCATTGGTATAAGTTATAGGACGCGAGTACAGACACACCTTAGAATCAATTCTGGCGCGTTTAAGCGGTAACTTCCTTTGCTACTCTCTCCATCATTTCATTGATGTCGGTATGCAACTCTGAATTGAGACAATCGACGAACGACTGCATCGTGAACTCCTCCGGATGCTTGTTTACTTCGCCGTCGAGAATAAGCCACTTGCGATAGAACTGCTCAAGCCGTTTTGCTCCGTATGGGTCATCCATACTCCTGAGAGTCATGAACACCTCTGCAAGCATGAACGCCGCAATGTCCTTTTTCAGCTCATCACGCATCTTCGGTGCAGCTATCTGAAGGATTTTCTCGGCCTTGACCTGTTCGCTCATCATCTGCATCTTCTTGGCTTGTATCTTCTTGTCATACGCAAGCCCTAGCTTGTCTCTGACCATCTTCTTAGCAATTTTCCCCATGATATATCGTCTCCTAAAATAATCTGCTTTTCTCTGCTGCCATCTTGAGAATGTAGGGGTCTGGCTCATCAGGCTCGATCTCAAGTGGCCTTACTGTCACTTCTACTCTCGGGTTCATCTTGTCGATGCCTACGATTCTACTGCCATCCCACGACTTGATGATGCGGTCATCTGATAGAATCCACTCACGGTGCAGCTGCTTCTTGTGATTGACCGTCTTGTACTGGTCACTCATGATGTCTGCTGTGGCCTGCTCAAGCCCGATGAGGTCAGGCCAGTGAGCGCGGCTCTCAAGCCAATAGAAGCACGTCAATTCAACTGGGCAATGGTAATGCGGAATCTCCATTGTCTGCCGCATGTCAATCAGCTGACGATGGAACTTTGATTCGTATAATCTGTAAGCCTTGCTTGGCAGAAGAACGCTGCGTCCCCTAACAATGGTTGAGCTGTTCTTTTTCGTTGCAGGCTGACCGTAAATCGTGAAGCGGAACGGCTCATTCTTTTCTATCATCAAACCCATCGTTCACCTCTTTCTCGATTCTCTCTACAAGCTCCATAATGAAGCTCTTATCAAGTGCAATCATATCGTGCGGAAAATCTGAATCTCGCGGATGCTTTTTCAGATACAGTTCTGCGGCTTGCTTACAAATCAGCGTGAACTCTTCGTCTCTGCTTGCACAAACAGATGAAGAGTAAAGGACATCTCCATCATCGCACTTAGTGAACATTGAGAACGCATAGCCATCAATCTTATCGCTCAATAGAAGCCGCTGCCATAGCACACTCAAGGAGTGATTCGCAAGCACATGCCATTCCTTCTGCCATTCCTTCTTGACTTCATTCTCTTCATTACTCATGTCTCAATCAATCCTCTTCATCCTCACTCATCATCGACAACAATAAGGCTCGATGGCTTGACGCCAAGCGATTGTGCAATCTTATAGATAATCTGAGGGGACACATATTGCTGCTTATTATTGACAATCTTGAAGAAAGTATTATTGCTAACGCCAGACTTTTTGTATATGGTCACACAATCCATTCCACTATCAACAATGGCAATTAATAACGCTTTTCTATTGATTTTTACTCTCATATCTTACACCTCTGTTTTTGATTCAATCTCAAGATACTTCTTAGCTAACACATCATCGTCAGTGAACGTCAATGTATCGCCATGAAAGTGCATCGGCACTTTTGCTCCTGTCTCGACGTTCCTCGCTTTCTTGAACTCAAGGAACACATTCCAGTAATCAGCAAGGCCATTGCCGTACTGGTTCGCGTCTGCTCGCTCGTCGTAGCTGATTCTCGACAGATTCATCCATAAGTCGCACTCATTCTTCATGCTCGCGCCCTTGGCGAGGCTCTGACCATTCGTAGAGAGCTGTGCTACCATGAGCACGACCACATCAAGCTCCTGAGCCATTGTCTTGAGCGTTCTAGCTGCGGCTTCCATGATTTGCCATTCCTGTGCGTCTCTGCTTGAGAGCGTGTCCATACGCCCAACATAGTCAACGATGACCAACTGGATGTCGTATCGATCTTTCATACGCCTGCACTCAGCAACGACATTGCGAATCTGCAAGTCTGGTATCGTGATTGTGTAGAGCTGACCTTTTGCAAAAATCTCTGCCGCCTTGGTGACTCTGTTGAATCCTGCATTGTCATCCTCTGGCAGACCATCACGGATAGCCTGATGGGACATCTGGGAAATCATGGACGCATATCTCCGCGCCTGCTGCTTGTCGCTCATCTCGCTATTGAGATAGAGAACAGGCTTCTTGCTCTTGATGCCTACATCTCGCGCTATGTTGATTGAGAACGCCGATTTGCCGACGCCGCTTGCAGCTGAGAGGATAATCAAATCGCCACGCTCAAAGCCGCCAGTCATGCGGTTCAGCCGCTTGAACGATGTGTAGATGACCTCTCGATCTCTACGCTCCTTGTCCATGCGCTCTGCTGTCGCTTCAATCATCAGCATTCCCATTTCCTTCGGCGTGAAGTAGGAACGCTTGTCTGCTGAATCCTCGCGCTTGATGAACGCATCTTCTATCAGTCGATAGAGAGTGTCAGGCTTCTCGCCTTTGTTGATGCCATCATTTACCATGACAACAAGATTACTCAGCTCTCGGTACTCAGTCGATGTCTTGAGTCGCTTAATGAGAACGCCTACATAATCGGTGTCCTTCTTGTCTAGCTTGTCATAGCTCTGCTCGAATGTAATCTTCCAATTCGTAAACCCTGTAATAAGTTCAACTACTGAGCATCGCATCTTGCAACGCTCCAGATCTTTTCGATGCAGCTGCAGAAGGTTCTCAGATGTGATAGGCTCTCCATCCAAGTACATCGCGCGGAACATGCGGAATATCTGACGGTTGCCATCAAAGAAGAAGTCATCTTCCTTGACGGTATCCATGATGTCAGATACATGCTTAGAATCAATGCAAGCAGACAATACAAGCTCTTCGGTTGTAATGCTCGTAGTATCGCTCACAGTATCCATCTCCCTTCATTGAGGTTTGGCGTCCGCTTCTGTTGCGGCTTCTGATTCAAGTACCAATCCATCTTCGTACCGAAGAGCGTGTCGGGGCGGACATACTTTGCCATCTTCTCGTCCCTAAGCCACTCCCTGCACTTGAGGTCAACTACTCTCTTAAAGTCTGAGAGGGTGAACCCTTCCTTCATCCTAGCCTTGATATGCTCAATCGTCTTTTTAGACGTAGCTCTGTAAGATGTCCCTGCTTTCTCATTGAGATAAGCTATCACATCTCTTGCAGTTTGAGTGAAGTTGTCTGCCGAGTCGGGCTTGCCCGACATAACAGATATATCTGTTATACTATCTGTTTTACTAACTGGTATACTATCTGGTATAGGTTTGCCCTGATTAGAATTTTGATTTGCCCATTTTGTCAAATGAGATTTCTTTTTTGGGCAAATAGATTTTTGTGTTTTGGCAGAGTAATATGTCATACCAATGTCGCCTAGAGCATACCATTTCGTTCTGTCATACGGAATCTTGTTGTAGTTTCCGGATATGATGTAGCCGTTCTTCTCAAGCTTCTCAAGCGACGAACGAACCATCTTGTCTGTGAAAAATGGGAACAACTTACTGAATGCCGATACGCTGTTATACGTCCAATATTTTCCATCGTGAAAGTTCTTCTCATTTGCTTCGTTCTTTGCAATCCACCAAACGATGGAGTGAAACAAGACTGCTGCGTTCGTTCCAACGTCTTTTGCTACATCACCATCGAACATGTAGTTCAATCAAATCACCCTTCTCATCACTCAATCTGAGGAACGGTTGCAGGCTGACCTTGCTCATCAAACAGCTCGGTCTGTGCTCTCTTACCGTTCAGGTAGTTGATCGCATCCTGCTCCAGACGTGTCAGAAGCTCGCACGCGCTCTTCCTGAGTCCGTCCTCTAATTCAATGCTTACCTTACGCGTCGGTGTGTTGATGACCGTCTCAGTGTCACTCTCGGGCATGATGAGTTTGGCTGCGATGGTCGCTTTCATCACCTCGCCATGCGAGTAGGTGACGCCAAAAGGCTCAATGCGGTCATCGAACTCATCGCTCGGGAACTCCATGATGTCACTGACCTCGTGCGCCAGTCGTTCGAAGCACTGGTACAAATCAGGATCAGCAGGCTCGGCAAACGTGCCGGACATCTCATCGCCGTCAAGGACGTACACCAGATTGATTTTTTTCTGCTTCTTGATCAGCTTGATTTTCTTGATAATCAACTCATTCATTTCTCTTTACCTTTCTGTACAACCTGTACTCCTGCGCGATTCTCTCGTCGATCTCGACAGGCACCAGGAAATAATGCTTGAGGAATGACTCTCTGCCGATGCGGTGTATCTCGGTGTGATGCGCTCTGCACAGCGGCAAGGCTCTCATTCCCATATGACAGATCTCTTTACGGTTTCTGCCACTTCCCACAGCGTCCACGTGATGCAGCTCGGCGTGCTTTCCGCATACGGCACATCTATGGTTCATGGCGCAAGCCCAGACGTACTTCGGCACGTCATCAGCAAGCTCATACATGGGGACACCAGTATCAATCCCATACAGCAGGCAGAAGTCAACCAGCCACGTGATGAACATCCTAGCCCGCTCCATAGAGCAATCTGCAAGGGAAAATTCATCCTCTGCGAGGCTGGGTACCTGTCCGTCGAAGATTTCCTTCAAGATCACTTTCATGACCTCTTGAGGCGTGCCGCCATACCAGTCCGCTATGTAACCGATCAGCACGTGCGCCTTCATCTGCTGCTCCCGGCTCACTCGCCTGGGGTCTGGTATCTCTACCAGCAGGCTCCTGCCACTATTGGCTGCCCGCTCCACTTCTGCTTTATGGTGCAGGCATGGAAGAAAGAGGTTGAAACCTCTCTCTTCTTCACCTACGACCTTTGCTCTAGCAAGCATCAGAACGGAATATCTTCATCGGCTACGGATTTGCCAAAGCCGCCACCGTAATTGCCGTTGAAACCGCCTGACGCGCTCGTAGAGGTGTGTCTGTCAAGCAGCTTAGGAGAAGGTACAGGCTCGTCCTCGATGCCGTCTACAGGCTTGATAGCGATGCACTTGATGGACTTTCCAATACTACCATCGCGTTTTGGGTATTCTTCTTCTCGGAACAGGCCGCCGAACTTTTTACCCTTCAAAGACTGCTCGTTCCAGTCCCACTTGTATCCGGGGTTCGACTTCTCGATGTTCATCAGCATGGCCTTGAATCTGCCGAGCGATTCGCCTTCGGCGAGCTGGCGATACACGCCATCGTTAGGCCATGTTGCCTTGCCACCGTTGTACGAGACGATGCGAGAGAACATGTTCATGAAGTAGCCGTCGAACTCACCGCCCTTGATGTCGAATGCGATGACGAGCATATCCTTGCCGCTCTTGCTCTTGGTTGCCTTCGCTTCGACAATCTCGCAGACATGACCGCCTGGCGTAAGTCTCTGGAACCCGCCCTCTACAGGCTTAACGTCGTCCCAATTCTGAGGTCTTTTCATCATAATCCATTACTCCTTTATTCTTCTTCATACGCTCTGAGCGTATCGATAACAAACTTCATGTCGTTGGGGATGTCCTTCTCGAAGCACCCCATCGGGCTCTTGGCTGTGCTGTGGTCGCTCTGCGTCTCAAAGACGTACTTGCCATCCAAGCACTTTGCCCACAAGACTGTCGTGAACTTGCTCTCCAGGACAATCTTGTCGAGCTTTCTGCCACCGGTCTTTACGTGCGTCCAGAGATAGCCGCTCTCGTCATGCTCCGTGATGCTGTGCGCGATGAAGATGACATTCAGGTCATCTCGGAGCAGGTGCGCGTCCGAGACAACGTTCCAGATACACTGTGCAAGGTCGATGAACTTGTCAAAGCCCCGCTCTTTCGCCCGCTCCATTTCATCGTCTACCATGATGGTAGACAGGCCGTCGATGACGAGGTTGTCGAACTTGTCAGCCCACTCGCCCTGCATCTTGCGGTAGATGCTCTCGATAGTCGGGACCTTCGATGTCTGGACGTAATTCTTCTTCTCGCCGTTGTACTGCTTGCGCCAACCGCGCCATGCAAGGCCCTTACGGTCTGCATCAACGATGAGTGTGCGTTCAGAATCAAGCGTGCGGAGGCTTGTCGTCTTGCCGCTGCCACTCTCTCCGTACACAAGCAATGCTAGTGCCATTCCAATCACTCCTTGAATCTCTAGTGTTTTATGCTCTATAATGTAATTGACTTTATGGTTTTTGAGTGAACCTTCACACCAAGCGGCGTGCAGGCTCACTCTTTTTTTATGCCACCGTATATGCGATGAGTACGATGGCGGCGGCAAGGCAGATAGCTGCCCACCCTCTCAGCGTGAAGAAGCGGATCAAGCTCATCATCTGCATCATCTCCTTTCATCAGATAGCTGCTACGAGCCAAGCAAAAATGAACATTCCTGCGATCATTGCCGCTCCCTCGAAGATGGTAACGAGCTTGGGGTTTAAACGTCTTTTGCGGCGGCGCATTTCTTTCTCACCTCCTTCCAGATATGCAGGGTAGCCTTTACGGACGCTGATGGTCTTGAGCGTCTTGATATCTGCTGCAATCATGCTGGCACCTTCTTTACACAATCCGTGATGGCCTTGACATGCTCGGCAACGCCATCGGCCAAAAGCTCCTCTACCAGCCCGACGAACCACTTGCTGTAGTACAGCTCGTAGTCACGTTGGAGCTGCTCGATCTTTTCGTACACATCCTCTGCTTCCACATCGATGTCGAAACGAGGGATGAAGCGGATCACGCTCACCTCATTGAGACTACCGAGGACTGAGAACGGAACAACCTTGATTTCAAGGTCATCGTTGTCTCTGAGCCAGTAGCGGTACTTGCCATCGCCGACAAGGTGGAACCCGTAGTCCTTGAGCTTCTGCTCATTCTCACGCTTGATAATGATCATGCTGTCACCTTCTCGTGGTATGAAGCGATACGCCCTGACATGGCTTCTACCATATCGGCGAACAGGAACTCTTTCTGTGCAGACTCGATGGTCTGTCCGTCGGTACACATATTGATGGTAACGAGGCTAAACGATACAGCTGCAAATGCCGTAACGAAACGGTAGATGTCGTAAGGCTTACGCCCAATCTCCTTGGCTCCTGCACAATGAATCACGCTGCTGTAGATGATTTCTTCACGATTCTCACTGCAGAACGTCTCCATGAACTTCTGCACGGATTCCGGAAGTTTCATGTCTTTCATGCTTGTCTCTCCTTTCCTTCCTCTTCGATACCCTCCAGCCTGACACGCTAAGCGACAGGGTCTTGCCCCAGCCTCTTCTTGCGTGCCTCGATGAGGATGCGCGCAACCTCTGCAAATGCCGCCTGACTCGCCGGCGTGACCGGCAGCTTCTCGCCCTCCTTGAGGACGGTTCCGTCCTTGAGGATGTGGCGAAAATGGAACTCGTACTGCTTCTTCATCTCGCTCACCCCATTTCATCGCTATAGTAGTCATGCATGAGCTTGGCGGCCATATTAAAGCCGAACGTGAAAGCATCTCGCTCGGCTACTCTTATCTGTGTAAGCACGAGATACATGAGTTTGCTATGCGGAACCAGGTCTAGGTCAAGGCCCTCAATGAAGTTGCTAAGTTCTTTCACCCCGTCATTGAACTCATCACTACGGCCTTTTGAAATGTTTACCTTGCTCTTGATGACTGTATAGTCCTTCATGTCATCCAACTTCCTTGCCCCCTCAGTTCATGAAATCTCTCTGCACGATCGGCAGAAGATAATCGACATACCACTCGAAGTTCTGGACATGTTTGTGTGGGTTGTTGCGTGCGCAATCCTCGACGAACTCGCCGTTCTCTCCGGGGCGCTGTGTGATGCCGTTGCGTTTCAGCAGCTTGCCGAGCTGCGTTCCCCACGTCTCAGCCTTGCCAATCTGCTTGCAGAACCAGCCGAGCGGGCGGCGCTCTCTGCCGCTCTTCGGCATGGGCAGGATGTTCTCTCCAGCGAGGATGTTGCCAGCCTTCGCCATCATGACATCCTGATATGCTTTGATGTGAGACATCTTCGCGATCTCCATCATCATCTTCGCTTGCTTGGAGATTGAGTTGCGGAGCATTGCCTCGGCTCGCATCTCTCTCGTCTTGTCCTGCTCGGCCTGTGCTTTCTGCTTCATGCTGTAGCCGCCCGTCTTGCGGATTGTCGGCAGGACCTCGCTCGTCACCCAGCGTTTGAACTTCTTCGCCGTCGGCAGCTTGCTCGAAAGTACGAGACTGTAAAGGCCGGACTCGTTGATGATGGTCTTGTTCGGGTTTCCCTGAATACCGTCACGAATCGTTACGGTATTCTTATCCTCGTCGTCAACATGATCGCCAAGAGCCTTTCGTGAGTTGGTATACCCAAGAGCTGTTGCTACGTCTGCACCAACAAACCACGGCTCACCGTCGATGACGGTCGTGCGAACCTCGCCAAACTCGGGATTGTTGAAAATCTCCAACTCCTTGCTCTCATCCTTGTCTTTGTCTTTCATGCTAAACTCCTTTCGTTTACCATATTAAACTTAGTGCGTAAAAAAAATTTTTGTTACTCCTGCATTTAACGCGCTGGACAACTTGAGCAGCGTATCAGTCTTGACATTCTTGATAGCACCGCTTTCGATGCCAGCAATCGTAGCCCTTGAAACACCTGACTTCTCAGCCAGTTCAGCCTGTGTCCACCGGCGCTTTTTGCGGTACTCGCAAAGTTTGTTGGTGAAGCCCACCTTGTCTCACCTCCCTCGCTCAGTATGATTAAAGTTTAGCATGGTAAACAAATTTTGTCAAGTACACAAAACAAAAATATTGAAATTTTGTCTAGCGTGCTATACAATATATCTAAACGGAATAGTCAAACTATTGGGAGGTGTACGGTATGACATTAGGCGATCTAATTCGAGAGTACAGAGAACAACATAGTATGAGTATGGAAGAGTTTGCACGCCTTAGCGGCCTGAGCAAAGGCTATATATCTATGCTAGAGAAGAACAAGAACCCTAGGAATGGCAAGCCAATCGTTCCGTCCATCGCTACATATGACGGCGTTGCAACTGCTATGCACGTGTCGGCTGCGGAATTAATGGAGAAGGTCGGTGAGAAGAATGACAACTTGCCAGACCTCAACGCCAGAGATGAGCGACAGATTGAGCGTGATCTAGAGGACATGATGCACTCCGTCAGTACAGCCGCCTATGAAGGAGACACGGACGCACAAGAAGATGTAGAAGCTTTCAAGGCAACACTGAGAGCCGCGATGATACAAGCCAAGCGGATAGCAAAGAAGAAGTACACGCCGCGCAAGTATCAACAATAGAGGTTGTGATGCTATGGATGTAAAGAGGAAAGCTGAGTCTGTCATCAGGAAGTGTGGTACGACGAATCCATTTGAGATAGCACGCCGCCTGCACATGCATGTACAATATGGGCCGCTTGGCGGCGTCAAGTATGCGAACTACTTGCGGTACAAGCGCACGCAGATCATCATTATCGACAGCGACGTGGCACCACCCCACCTGCTGCCGTTCATCCTCGCCCACGAAATCGGGCACGCACTTTGCACACCTGACGCCAACACCGCATGGATGGCGAGCTACACATTTGGCAACGATGCGAAAGCAGAGAGGACAGCGAACCTGTTCGCCGTAGAATTGCTATTGAATGATACGTACTTGCGCGAGCACGCAGATTTTGGTTTACACGAGCTGGCGCGGATGTGTGGTGTGCCAGATGAGTATGTACAATTAAAGTCGCAATATTAA